CTTACACGTAATTGGTTCAACCCGCTAAGGAAGCCCCTGCTTTTTTTCTTATTTTCTGTTGTTACTACCATAATTGTAAAATTTAAAATTCATAGTGCGCGGGGGAAGGTTCGCCCTTCGTACGCCCGTAGCGTCCCGCGCGCGGTCTGTTTCCGCAGTCATCGGTTTATAGCCTTTACAAAGGGGATTCCTTTTCCGCTGGCTTATATATAGTTCCTCTGATTTGTATTAAGGTAATACGTTAATCGGAAGAAGAAGCGTTACCTATCTGCTTGTAATAGCTGGTATCTTCCATGCTATCCATGTAGTTAAGCATACGCAAAAGTCTTTGCAGGTCTTCCGGGCTTAATTCCCGTTCTTCTTCGTTGTTGTCGTCACTATGCTTGCCAAATAGCCTATGCTTTTGTATGTACGCTTCCGTAAACTCCTTTTGCATCCGCTTCATGTCCTTTGTAAGCTGTTTGTAGTGCCAATCGTACAAAGCCTGCAATTCTACGTACTGCATTTTGGTTAATTCAACGGTAACGTATCTTCTGCGCTGGCGGTAGCTCATCCGTATTTCGTTTGTAACGTTGAAATAGCACTGGGTAAACAAAGTAAATCCGTACCCGTTTTCCTTTACGTTGAAGGTGTACTGCTGTTTTTCTTCCTGTGCTTCTACTATTTCTTCCAACGAAACTCCGTATTTAGCTAATAGTTGGTCTAACAAACGCTTTGCGTTCAGGGCTTCGCCTTTCTCACCGCGTTCCGCAAGGGCTTGTAGTTTCTGAACCTTGCTTCTAATGCTTTCAAAATCTTTCTCCATATAGCTGAATGTTATGTTATTTTACATAGAAAGTAATGCGAAGCCCTCTACGCAGGCAGCACTTAACTTTGTCTAATCCGGCTTTCAAAGCACGTGTTACAAACTTATCGGCTAAAGTTTCGCCAATCAATTTCAGAAGTCCGCTTACGCCTACCAGCTTGTTAATACGGTTGCCTTCGTTGTCTATTCCGCTTACTTTAATGCGGAAGTTCCTGTTAATGAATTTACTTGTATGTATCATATAGCTTTTATAAATTTCTGTAAATTAGCGTGTTTTTGTCATTGCTAAGTGTTCGCTTTTTGCTTACCTTTGCAACTGAACAACTAACACAATGCAAATGTATAGTAAAAGCATACAATATGCAAACTAAAAGTGTTCATATTTTTAGCTGAAAGCTGATTTTTAACTTTTAGAAACAGTTACGTTTATGGAAACAAGTGTAAAAGAGCGACTTAAACAATTTATAGATACGCTGAATATTAGCGAAAGGGAATTTTGCAGGCGCATTGGCGTGTCTTCCTCTTATGTTATGTCTATAAAAAAGTCTATTCAACCGGATAAAATGCAAGCTATTAGCATACACTTCCCGGAACTTAATCCGCTTTGGCTTTTGTTGGGTCAGGGGGAAATGTTGTTGTCTGACGGAAAGAAGGAAGGCGAACAACGGCAAAATACGGGCGGGTTGCCTTCTTCCGAACTGTTGGCTAAGTTGCTGGAAGAAGCTAATAACGAAAAGGCGCGTTTGCTTTCAATTATAGAAAGCCAGCAGCGTACAATAGAAAGCCTTACAGAATTAAACAAAAAAGCCAATGCCCAAACGGTAGAACGTGCTGGATGTGCAAATGCCGTTTAGTATTCGGTCGTAAAGTTCCGAAATTCTAAAAAGGCTTCCATAACATAGTATCACACGCACGTACTTATATGATAATAATATCATACAATCGCCGTATTAAAGTGATACGAAAACAAGGCTATTTTAAGCCCATTTTCGCGTTATTTTATTTTCGCCTTACAACTATACCATTTTGGAACGAAATGCGCTTAAATTGAAAAATCAACAAAAATAACTATTAGCTATATGGTAGAAGTAAATGTAGATAAGTTTTATAGTAATCGGGCTTTGTACCCGTTTATTCCAGCGGTTGTGTTTGACGCGTTGGAAGCTGCCTATTTGTCCGGGAATGAATGTGCCCGAATACCGGAAGGGGAATATAATAAAATGATGTCTGACCTTAAACGTGCGAATTTATGCCCCGTACAATAGCTAAACCTTCGCCTATAAGCGATGGGATAAACCGTCGTTTCTTTGAAGCTATTGAAGCGATTGTTAGTTTGGGTAAGGTTAGCGCGTTGGAGGCGTTTTGTACGCTTTACGATTTGAGTGCGCCACGTTATAGGGAAATGCGGCTTACTTATGGCGTTTCTCCGAAGCCCGGCTACCAATCACGCTACAAGAATATAGAAGTAGAAGCGATTTATTCGCTGGTCGTTAATTATCCTATTTCCTCACGCTGGCTTATAACCGGGCGCGGTAAAATGCTTATCGAATAATGAAGTTTTCTATTAAGTACCAATTATCGCCGCGAACGGAAGGGGATAGGCTAACGGAAAACGTGCCTATACGCTTACGGGTGTCTTTTGCTGGTATTCGTGTAGATTTACGTTCCGGCTATGTAATAGACGCGGAAAAGTGGGATAATAATAACGCCTGCGTGAAAGTCGGCGCAAAGAATAGTTTCAACCAAACGGCAGGCGAAATAAATCGCGCTCTAACAAACCTTTCTTCTATTGTTGAAGAAGTCCTAACCCGGTTTGAACTTGACAACCGCAGAACGCCAACTGCGAAAGAATTTAAGGCAGCTTTTGATGAAGCAACCGGAAGGAAGAAGAAGGACGTTACGCCGGACTTCTTCACGGTCTTCGACAAATTTGTAGTAGAAGCTGGTACGGCTAATAACTGGGTTCCGGCTACTTATACGAAGTTTAGCAGTTTGCGTAAGCATCTATACGCATATATGCCACAGCAAATACTAAATCTACTAACGAAGGAAAACTTACAAGGCTTTGTTAAATACCTGCAAGATGCGGGGCAAATGAATACGACCGTAAGCAAGTATATGAGTTATGTACGTTGGTTTCTCCGTTGGGCTTGTAATAACGGCTACTATAATGGGCTTTTGCATGAACAATATAAACCGCGTTTCAAGGGGATAGACTGCAAAGAAGTTATCTTCCTTTCATGGGAAGAACTGCAACACTTTCTAAAATATCAATTCCCGGAAAACCGCAGTTCTTTGTCGTGCGTACGTGATGTGTTTTGCTTCTGCTGCTTTACTGGGTTGCGCTATTCCGATGTAGCCCGGCTACGTCCCTGCGATGTCAAACGAACAACAAACAAACCTTTTATATCCATCGTTACTCTGAAAACCGAAGACCGTTTGCATATAGAACTGAACAAATACGCGCTTCAAATACTTGACAAATACAAAAACATCAAATTCCCCAAAGGGTTAGCCCTTCCAGTTATCAGCAATGCGAAAATGAACGAATACCTTAAAGAAGCTGCCGAAATGGCTGGAATAAAAGAACCCGTTAGAATAGTGTTTTTCAAGGGGAACAAACGTTATGAAAATGTTTTGCCGAAGTGCGAACTTCTTACTACGCATAGCGGAAGAAAGACGTTTATCTGCAATGCTATAAGGTTGGGTATTCCAACTAATGTTATTATGGAATGGACGGGGCATAGTGATTACAAGGCAATGAAGCCGTATATAAAAATAGTGGATGTGGTTAAAGAGGAAAACATGTCTAAATTTGATACCTTTTCCGAAGAAGAAAAGGGCAATAGCAAAAAATAGAAAACCCGAAAAAGTACCCGAAAATGGCTTTACTATTTGGGTACGGTTGTACCCAACCAATAGCGTAAAATCCCGAATATTCGGCTACTTATGAAAATGTGATAACAGTTGATTATATTTGAATATCTTGGGCTTAGAGCCGTACGCACCGCAATAAATATTGAAAATCAACAAGTTATAAAGAAAACACCCGATTTTACACCCAGCAATGTAAAATCGGGTGCTTTGATTTAATAGCAAAGTGGGAAATACAAATAGAAAGGACAACTTACTTGTAAGGTAAATAATCCTTTCTACTATTGAAATATTTTATTTCTTCAAATTTAGGCTTTCGTC